TACAATCTACCAACTGATCCCGCTAAGTCCAAAACTCAAGGTCAGAAAGAGATTCAAGTTAAGAAGAAACCATTTAAGGGGGTATTCTAATGGATATAATTAAAAAACTTTGGAACGATCATCCAAAGAAAAAATGGCTCGTAATCGGTGTGATCATCGGTTGGGTAGTCGCTCAATATATATAATCACACATGATTTGGGGTTTGCTTGGCACTGTAGCTAAAGGAGCAGTCGATGTTATTAAGACAAAAACTGAAACGAAAAAGCTTATGGCAGAAGCTGAGCAAACTCACATTCGTAAAATGGCTGAAGGCGAAATTGATTTCGCCATCGCTTCACAAAAGACTATGGAAAACTCGTGGCGTGACGAGTGGTTCACAGTCATCCTTTCACTCCCTCTATTAATCGTATTTGGAGCAATCTTTTTTGGTAAACCAGAGTGGATTGATAAACTTCAAGAAGGGTTTTCCACTTTGAACAATCTCCCTGAGTGGTACATTTGGGCATTAATGGCCAGCATAGCCAGTTCGTTTGGACTCAAGATTTCTGACATCGCGATAAAAAAGTTTAAGAAATGATAAAGTGTATAAAGTGCGATTGTACTTGTCACTGCGAAGAATCCTGTATGTGTGAATGTGCTATATGCGAACATGAAGAAACAAATAGCCAACAGTAATATTGACCACGTTGTCAAAAAGACTACAATAGGTGATGGACGTATAAGTACAGCCACTATGAATAAACATAAGAGGCGTAACTTTAAAAAATATAGGGGTCAAGGACGATGAAAAAGAAAAAATTTCCAGATATGAGTGGTGACGGTAAAGTCACTAAAAAAGATATTTTGATGGCACGTGGTGTGATCAAAAAGAAGACAAAGAAAAAGGTTAAAAAGAAAAAGTAATGGGAAAACTTTGTGCAAGAGGTAAAGCAGCAGCGAAGCGTAAATTCGATGTCTATCCTAGCGCATATGCAAATATGTATGCTAGTGCTGTTTGCTCTGGCAAAGTAAAACCCGGCGGTAAAAAGAAACCAAAGAAAAAAGCTTCAGGTGGAATGATCAATAAAGTTTCACAAGAGAGAAAAAAAGTTTCTAGTTACAACCAAGGCGGTATTGCCAAAGGTTGTGGTGGAGTCATGAGAAGAAAAGTTACCAAGCGTGCATAATGGCAAAAAAAGGTTTACGAGCTTGGGTGGCAGAAAAATGGGTGGACATAGGTGCCCCCAAGAAAGACGGTAAGTATCAACCATGTGGAAGAAAATCAGCGAAAGGTTCAAAGAGGAAGTATCCCAAATGCGTTCCCTTAGCGAAAGCGCGATCTATGAGCAAATCTCAGAAAACGTCCGCCGTGCGAAGGAAGCGTGCCGCTGGAAATACTGGTCCAAAGCCAAAAATGGTTTCAACCTACGCAAAAAAGAAAAAATAGACGAGCATGCCGAATACTGGGGAATCGGATCAAACTGACATTTGTCCGATTTGTGAAATGAACATAGAAGAAGATTGTGAGTGTTTAGGATGAATTTAGAAGACTTGAAAAACGAGATTAAACAGGAAGAAGGTTACAGATTAGAAGTTTATACCGACACCGAGGGTTACCCTACTGGTGGATATGGTCACAAAATAATAGACGGTGAGGAAATTCCAACAACCAAAGAAGGTTGGGAGGAATTGTTTGAAAAAGACTTTACAAGAGCTTGCGAAGGTGGTCAAAGAATCTACGACGGTTGGGATATTAAAGATGAAGCAAAATGCATCATTATTCACATGGTTTATCAAATGGGTGAAGCCGGAGTTCGCAAGTTTGCACGTGCATTAAGTCATTTAAAAAAGCAAGAGTATAAATACTGTGCGGGCGAAATGATGAATTCGAGGTGGGCAAATCAGACCCCGAACCGTGCAAAAAGACTCAGTGATCACATGGCTAGTTTATAGACGTGGACATAATTAAATTTACAGACCATTTAAAAAAAATAATTAAGACTAGACAAAGTGACATTTCGTCTGCTATTAGTAATGGTAATGCAAAATCTTACGATGAGTATAAACAACTTGTCGGTGAGCATTTAGCATATACTAACATTTTACAGGAACTCTCGGACCTGCTAAAAAAACAGGAGCTAATAGATGACGAAACTGATAGTGCCTAAGCACTTAAAAGAAAAGGTAGAAAAACAGAAGGAAGAATCCGAAGCTGCGAAGCTACCAAATCCAACGGGCTGGAGACTTTTACTATTACCAGTTCGACTCCAAGAAAAAACAAAAGGCGGTGTTTACTTAACCGACGATACAATTCACATGGCACAGATTGCCGGAAACGTTTGTAAGGTTTTGAAGGTAGGACCTTCTGCTTACAGAGATAAAGATCGTTTCCCAGATGGACCATGGTGCAAGGAAGGTGATTGGGTAGTCATTACCAAATATGCCGGATCTCGATTGTACATTGACGGTGGAGAACTACGTGTTGTTAATGACGATGAAGTCATTGCACAAGTAGACGATCCAATGAGTATTCTTCCGTCCAACGTAAAACTAGACAAGGTAGAAAGGTAGGTAGCCATGGCAGAAGACAAATCCAAAATGGTAGATATCGATACTTCGGGTGATGAAGTGGAAATTGTTTTAGATGAACAAGAATCTAAAAATGAAAAAGAAACAAAAGATCACGGTGAAGTAAAGGAAGAAGTTAACGTTGAACAATCTCAAGAAGAAGATGTTTCACGTGAAACAAAATCTGAAGATGGTTTAGACGATTATAGTGAGTCTGTTAAAAAGAGAATCGCTAATCTTACTAAAAAGTATCGCGAAGCGGAGAGGCAAAGAGAAGAGGCTTTAAAATATGCTGAAGGACTAAAGAAGCAGTTTGAAGATAGCCAAACTAAATACTCTCAGTTAGATAAAGGATATTTAAGTGAGTTTGAATCTCGAGTAACAACACAAACGGAAGTTGTCAAAGACAATCTAAAAAGAGCTATTCAAGCAAGAGATGCTGACGCTATTGTCAAAGCACAAGAACAACTTGCTCAATTAACTCTTGATAATGAGCGTCTAAAAGCAACGAAAAAGATGGAAGAAGAGAAAGCTTCTCAACCAGAACCTGTTGCTCAAACACAGACACAACAACCACAAGCACCTCAACAACCTGCTCAACCTGATCCGAAAGCGGAAAAGTGGGCAAGAGATAACACGTGGTTTGGTCAGGACGAGGCCATGACGTACGCAGCCTTCGGAATTCATAAAAAACTTATTGAAGAAGAAGGGTTTGACGCACAGTCAGATGAATACTATAATGAAATCAATTCTCGAATGAGAAAAGAGTTTCCTCACAAATTTTCCGGTGAGGCAAATGTCGGAAAGCAATCGAAACCCGTCCAGACGGTTGCTTCTGCTAAGCGCGTAAACAAAGATGGACGCAGGTCTGTAAGGCTCACACCCTCACAGGTAGCAATAGCCAAAAGGCTAGGTGTGCCGTTAGAAGAGTACGCTAGATACGTGAAGGAGGCGTAACAATATGGAAAATGAAACTAAAATAAATAAAACTTCACGCAAGTTGGAAACCCGTGAAACGGAAGCTCGACCAAAAGCATGGGTACCACCTTCATCACTCGAAGCGCCACAACCTGACGAAGGCTGGCATCATCGATGGGTAAGATACGAATATCGTGGAATACCTGACGATAAAAATGTCAACGGTAGGTTAAGACAAGGGTATGAATTTGTAAATGCAGATACATACGGCGATCGTCTTGATATACCGGCAATAGCCGACGGAAAGTTCAAAGGCGTCATAGGAATAGGGGGACTTGTTCTTATGCGATGTCCGATTGAGATCAAAGAGCAACGTGATCGTTACTTTAAATCTCAGACGGAGGGTCAAATGCAGAGTGTTGATAACGACTTAATGAAAGACGAGCACCCTAACATGCCAATCCATAGGGAAAGGCAAAGTAGAGTAAGCTTCGGAGGCCCAAAGCCAACCGAAGATTAATTAACTAAAATATACTTAGGAGGTATATACTATGGCAAATAAAGACGCAGCCTTTGGTTTACGCCCACTTGCAAAATTAGGCGGAAACTATAACTCATGTGGTTTTACCACATACGCTGTGAAGTCTGGTAATAACTCAGGGAATATATTTGAGGGTGCAGTTGTAAAACTAGGATCTGACGGATACGTAGTCGTTGCAGGCGACAGTGACACACAAATTTTGGGTGTTGCAGGCGGTATTGAATATACAGCAACAGACGGTACGCCGACATTTTCTAATTACTTTCCAGATACAACCACAACTCAAGGTTCCGCTGACATTAAGATCAGAGTGTACGATGATCCAAATCAATTATTTTTGATTCAGGCTGATGGTACTTCTGCTCAGACTTCAATCGGAATGAATGCAGACGTTGCAGGAAATGCAAACGGAAGCACTACTAACGGTATATCAAGTGGTGAATTAGACTCATCAACTCTCGCTACAGCAGACTTAATGTTAAGAGTAGTTGGTGTGACAGCAGATCCAGATAATAGCGATTTAGGTAGCGACAACGCTAACTTAATCGTCAAGATCAACGATCATTTCTACGCACCAAACACAGCAGGCGTATAGGAGGTTAATCTATGGCTATATCTAGAAGTCAACTCGTTAAAGAGTTGGAGCCGGGTCTAAACGCACTGTTTGGCTTGGAGTACGCGAAGTACGAAAATGAACACGCTGAAATCTTCAATCAAGAATCATCTGATAGAGCTTTTGAAGAAGAGGTAATGTTAACAGGTTTCGGTAACGCACCTGTGAAGCAAGAGGGCGCAGCAGTAACTTTTGACTCTGCAAACGAAGCATACACAGCACGTTATTCACATGAAACCGTAGCTTTAGCATTCTCAATCACTGAAGAAGCTGTAGAAGATAATCTTTATGACAGATTATCAGCTCGTTACACAAAAGCATTGGCAAGATCAATGGCACACACAAAGCAGATCAAAGCAGCAAACGTATTAAACAATGCGTTTACAGGCGGTGCTTCTGCTGGTGGTGACGGCGTTTCTCTTGTGAATACTGCACACCCAACAACAGGTGGCGGTAACTTCTCAAACAGAAACTCAACCGATGCAGACTTAAACGAAACATCACTCGAGCAAGCGATGATTGATATTTCTCAATTCATCGACGAGAGAGGACTAAAGATTGCTGTACAAGCAAGAAAAATGATTGTCCCACCTCAATTAATGTTCGTAGCGGATAGAATCCTAAACTCAACATTGAGAACAGGTACATCAGACAACGACATCAACGCATTAGTGAACATGTCAATGTTGCCTGAAGGTTATAGAGTAAATCACTATCTAACAGATACTGATGCATACTTCATCATGACCGACGCACCTAACGGATTCAAACATTTCGTAAGAACTCCATTAGCAACAGCTATGGAAGGTGATTTCGACACAGGTAACGTGAGATACAAAGCTAGAGAGAGATATTCTTTCGGTTTCTCAGATCCACGTTGTGTATACGGTTCACAAGGTTCGTAAGAACTCATAACTAAATCCTTTCGTAGAGGGGCGGTTGTCTTTGACTCCGCCCTTTTTTTATGTCATACTTAAACTTCTAGCGTAACAAACGAGTTATACAGACAGAGCTAGACTGACGGTATAGAGACTGTATGACGAGGTCTATACAACCAAGGAGGTTTAAATATGGGCAATTCAACATGGTCAGGTCCGGTAAGATCCGAAAACGGATTTGATTCTATTACAAAAAACGCAACCACTGGAGTAGTGACTACAAACGCTTCTTATGGCAAAGGCGTTACTGGTGGTGTTCAATCTTTATCAGGTGCTGGTGTAGTTGATACTACAAACTTAGTAACTGAATTAACTACTACAGGTGCTGACGCATTAACACTTGCTAATGGTTCTGTTGGTCAAATTAAAATCATTACCATGATTGTTGATGGTGGGGATGGAACATTGACACCAACTACATTTGCAAACGGTACAACTATTACATTTAATGATGCAAATGACACAGTGATGTTACTTTACGCTAACACAATTGGTTGGGTTATTATTGCTAATAGTGGCGCAACAGTAGCGTAAGGAGGTAAAAAATGGCCTTCGATAGTGATGTTCTTGTTAAAGGTGCCGCAGCCAATGCCACCACTACAATAAACGCTCAACGTTCTCGTTTAAAAGGATTTATTATAGGTCCGGGCGCAAGTAATGGCACTGTAACCTTTAATAACGGCGGATCTGCCGTTTTCAACGTAGCTGTAACAGGAGGCACATCAGATGTCGCGATGAACATTCCTGAACAAGGAGTTGTCTTTTCGTCAAATCTGAACGTAACTACAGTTAACTGTACGGTGAATGTATTCTACACAGGATAATGGCAGATAAACAACCACCAAAGACAAAAAAATATTTCCGCTCCACAAAAAGTGGGGCGGGAATGACCAAGGCGGGAGTTGCTCGTTATAGACGCGAGAACCCCGGTTCTAAATTAAAAACAGCCGTTACTGGCAAAGTCAAAAAAGGGAGTAAAGCTGCAAAAAGAAGAAAATCATATTGTGCTCGATCAGCAGGACAAATGAAACAGTTCCCGAAAGCAGCAAAAGATCCTAATTCAAGATTGAGACAGGCGAGGAAAAGATGGAAATGTTAGAAAACTGCATTGCATGTGGATGTGATCCATGTATCTGCGATGACAATTGCGATAGTTGTGGAGCATGATGAAACAAGATTGGCTAATATGGATAGCTGCAATAGCAATGATAATCCTTACTACCGGTTTAGCTTTTTCAAATACTACAAATACTGTGTCGTCAACAGTGACTGGAACGACAACGGTCGATAAATCACCAAGCACGGCATCGGCTCCAACCATAATCAATAACAACAATGATATTTGTAAAATCGGAATTGGTGCTAGTGTGCAAAATAATGTTTTAGGACTGGCTTCAGGTTACGTCGTTACAGACGAATTTTGTGAAACTTTACGTGCCAGTAGAGCCATGTATCAATATGGTATGAAAGTTGCCGCGGTGGCATTATTGTGTCAAGACGCTAGAGTCTGGGACAGCATGCTTGATGCCGGGACTCCGTGCCCCGCCGAGGGTTCCATAGGCGCAGAAGCAGCCACTTATT